ATGCGTATCGAACAAGAATTAAAGTTAGGCTTCAAAGATGTACTGTTTCGTCCTAAGCGTTCAACACTGAAAAGTCGCTCTCAAGTCGAATTAACCCGCGAGTTTACATTTAAGCATAGCGGTCGTCAATGGTCTGGTACACCTGTAATTGCAGCTAACATGGATTCTGTAGGTAGTTTCGCTATGGCGAAGGCACTTTCTGAGCATGGTGTGATGACTGCGATTCATAAGCATTACACGGTTGAAGATTGGGCTGGTTTTGTAAAAGAGAGCGACGCTTCTGTTCTTAACAACTCAATGGTTTCTACGGGTACTTCTGAAGCTGATTTCCAAAAAACAAAAGATATCATGGCATTGACTGATGACTTGATCTTCATTTGTGTTGATATCGCAAATGGTTACTCAGAGCATTTAGTTCAATACGTAGAAAAAGTACGTGCTGAATTTCCAGATAAAGTCATCTCTGCAGGTAACGTTGTTACTGGCGATATGGTTGAAGAGCTTATCCTTGCTGGTGCCGATATCGTTAAAGTGGGCATTGGTCCGGGCTCTGTATGTACAACTCGTGTTAAAACAGGTGTTGGTTACCCACAACTTTCTGCAATCATTGAATGTGCTGACGCAGCGCATGGCCTTGGTGGTCGTATCATTGGTGACGGCGGTTGTTCATGTGCTGGTGACGTTTCTAAAGCGTTCGGCGGCGGTGCTGATTTCGTAATGCTTGGCGGTATGCTCGCAGGTCACGAAGAGTCAGGCGGTGAAGTTATCGAGCAAGACGGTAAGCAGTTCATGAAATTCTACGGAATGTCTTCACAAAGCGCGATGGACAAACACTCTGGTGGTGTTGCTAAGTACCGTGCAGCTGAAGGTAAAACCGTGCTATTACCTTACCGTGGTTCAGTTCATACAACGATTTCTGACATCCTTGGCGGTGTCCGCTCAACGTGTACATATGTAGGCGCAGCAAAGCTTCGTGAGCTAACTAAGCGCACAACTTTCATCCGTGTACAAGAGCAAGAGAACAACGTTTACGGTAAAGAGTAATCACTCGATATTTCGGGAAAACCGAATAATGAAAGGTCGCATTTAGCGGCCTTTTTTTGGCCTAAAAATGAAAAATGGCGACAAAGTGGCGACAGATACTTATTTTATTTTTACATGGGAAAATGAATATGCACTTATTAAGCATAAAAGTGCATAAGCTATAAATTTGAGATAGGGTTCTTTGCTATCGCTTCAGTGAGATGATCTGGTGCAAAGTGAGCATAACGCATGGTCATTTGGATATCGGCATGACCAAGAATGTCACGAAGAACTAAAATATTACCGCCATTCATCATAAAGTGACTCGCGAAAGAGTGGCGTAAAACGTGAGAGGCTTGTCCTGTAGGTAAATCAATACCTATTTTATGCTTTAAAATGTAGCAAAAAGGGGTATAGCACTCTTCAAACAGCTTTCCTGATGTTGGTTTATGGATTTCGTTATATAACTCTTCACTGATGGGAACAGAGCGAATTTTCTTATTCTTTGTATTGGTATAAGTGATCTTAAACTTAGAAAGCTGATTACCAGTTAATTGTGCTGCTTCATTCCAACGCGCACCAGTAGACAAACACACCTTTACTATCTTCAGCATATCTTGGCGTTTGTGCTCAGAAACTTTATTAAGAAGTAGGGCGATCTCTTCTTTTGCTAAAAAGCTCATTGGTCTTTCATGATCACGAAATGGCTTAATACTTTCTAAAGGGTTTGGGCCTTTCCATTCGCCCAGTTCTTTGAGTTTTTCAAATACTGCTTTAAAACGTGCTAATTCAGAATTTAATGTCGCAATACTTGGTGCGCCTTTCTGCCATTTACTATCTACAAAGGTAATTTCACCAGCCATACGTTTACGACGGAACTCAGCATAGATGTTTGCTGTGAAAGTAGAGGCAACAGGGTTACCCATAGATTTAACCATGTGTTCAAACTTTTGATAGATAACTTGGCCGTTTGATAGATTTGTGCCGTACATAGTAAACCAGATTTCAATGAGAGCAGATAAACGACGATGTTCAGGTTTATCACCAAGCCAAGGCTTATCATCAATTTCTTTCATTGTGTATTGCTCAAAGGTAGTTGCTTCGCCTTTGGTGGCAAAACATTTACGAATGCGCTTACCTTCGCGGCCAGTAGGGTAGCACTCGCATAACCAAGGTTTCTTTGAATTGTCTTTTAAGTTGCGGATAGCCATAGTAAAATCTACATTAACTGTATTTTTACACAGTATAAATCATGCTCAGTGTTTAACAATGTTTTATATCGTACAAATAGTACATAGAACGATTATATAATCAGCGTTTAATTGAGTAAGAATGGTAATTATGAAATAACTCGGTAGAATGTGCCGGTTAGTAATTTGTAGGTATTTTTAATGACAGTAAAAGCAATAGATTTGTTTGCCGGCGCAGGTGGTTTTACTCTTTCAGCTCATAATGCTGGAGTTGAGGTTGTGGCCGCAATAGAATTTGATAAGGCAGCTGCAAATACTTATAAAGAAAATTTTATTTTGAAAGATAAGAAGCCAATTAAACTTCTTAATGAAGATATTAATCTAGTTGATCCTACAGGTTTGAGAGAGTCTTTAAATTTAAAGGCAGGGGAACTAGATTTAATTCTTGGTGGTCCACCATGCCAAGGGTTCTCAACACATAGAATTAATAATGCTGGCGTGAATGACCCTAGAAATGCACTTTTGTTACGCTATTTTGAATTTGTTCATGAATTTCAGCCAAAAGCTTTTTTAGTTGAGAATGTAGCCGGTTTATTATGGAAGCGACATGAAGATTTTTTAAATAAATTTTTACAGATTGCAGCTAAAGAAGGCTATGAAATAACATTTTGCGGTATTTTAAACGCCAAAGATTTTGGTGTGCCTCAGAATAGAAAAAGAGTTTTCATACATGGTGTTAGAAAAGATATAAATAGCACAGTTAGTTTTCCACCAGAAGCAACTCACTTTTCATCAACATCAGGGCTTAAACCATGTTGGAAAGCGGCATCAACGGTTTTTGAACCTGTACCTGAAAAGTATTTAAATCGTTTTGTTAAAGAGTATTTCTTAAAGAAAACGAAATTAACTGAAGAACAAGCTTTAGATTCGTTGCGAAAATTAGAGTTTGGTCTTGAAGTTGATAAAAACGATCCATGTAATGTATTTATGAAACCAAGCGAAATGATGGTGAAACGCTTTGTTGATACCCCATTAAATGGTAGTCGTGAAGATGCAGGAGAGCAGCACCGACTAAAATGCCATTCTAATGGGTATAAAGGCCATAAAGATGTATATGGTCGAATCTTTATACATCAACCAAGTAATACGATTACTACAGGTTGTAATAACCCATCGAAAGGGCGTTTTGTTCATCCGTGGGAGGATCACGGTATAACTCTTAGGCATGCAGCAAGGTTTCAAACTTTCCCTGATGACTTCATTTTTTATGGGTCATCAACAGAGCAAGCTAAACAAATAGGTAATGCGGTTCCACCATTACTAGGAAAGATACTAGTAGAAACCGCACTTAGTTAAGTTTAAGCTTTAATATCTTCAAAGTTAAGATATGCTTTTAATCTTTCTTTGAAGCAAAGCCATGATGGTGATGTTTTATCCCTTTGATTTAAAAACATTATCTGAGTTTCTAAAATACGTTTTGAATCGACTTTATTAGGGTGTAATAAATTGGTAACTTCTTTAAAGCGTGTTTTATAGGGAACTGATGCGAACTTTATCTTAATAGCATCAATGTTCAGCATGTTATCAGTGGGAGATGTGGCCATTTCCCAGATAAACTTTTCAGGAGTATCAACATTCATAAATTTAAATTTGTTATGATAAATATCTAGCATTTTTAATTTAAATTTTAATTCTTGAGCTTTATTATCAGCATTCCCACCATTTAAAGGTAGTTTAAAAGAACTACCTTTTCTTCCAATTTGTTCTTTTATGATGTCATTAATATCCTTATGTAAAGCTTGTGGAATATCATGGCTAAATTGTTTTATGACTACTTTTCCTTCCTTAAGAGAGTCTGAGTGTTGCTCTTTTTCTTCAGGGTGGATAGATTTAAGCATATCGCCATCTAATAAAGCTAAGTCGTTATTTGTTATTTCTGATGCAGTAAAGTGAACTAATAAGTTTTCGACTATTGTATCTGCTCCCCCAGGGTATGGGACAACTTCATAGTTATCTACTATATCAGGGTCTATTTCTTGAATGGCAGTAATTACTAATTCTTTTGCTAAGTAATCTTCAACATATATTTTTGTTTTTGTTTTATGAAGATCTGAACCTAGGCGTATAAAAGCCTGTTCTGGAGAGCAAGAATTAAGAATACTATATGAATCGAGAGATTCTTCATACTGAAAAAGCTTAATTGCATTATTGGGTAATCCATGAACAAAATGTTCTGAATGGGTGGACATGACTACTTGAGAACCATTAATTTGAATCGCATGTAATAATAGATTTCTTAATTCAATTTGTGCTCCAGGGTGTAATGAAACTTCCGGTTCATCTAATAAAATTAATGAGTCCCTAGCTGCTCCTAATACTCTAGTTACACAATTTACAACTGATACTTCACCACTACCAGCGACTGCTTCACTATAAGAATCACCGTGGCACTTGAAAATAATAGAATATCCATCATTATTGAATAAGTTGTGTGTGACAATTTTGGCAGACTCATAATCTTTCCCTAGAATCTTATTGACCCATTTAAGTTCTTCGTCAGTTAAAACTTGAATTGAACTAGTCGTTCTCTTGTTCCATGTCAGCGGAGTATTATTAAAGTCTTGGATATGTGAATTTAAAACTTTAGATCTAGTTCTTAGAAAATCTTGTGGTGACTCAATTGTTGCTCTTTTTTGGAAAGTACCAAAATAGAAAAATTTATCAAAAGCACTTAATTCAGCTCTAAAGTCAATATATACGACATTTTTTTCCATTTTTTTCCAACGGGTTTTACCTCTGATATCGTTATGTTTTGGTTTGTAGGGAGGCATTGGATCCATACCATCTTTTTTTCTTGGTCTATCAGTTTCCCAGTATTCAGGATCTGCTTTTTTAGTATCACTTTTATGTCGTGGGGAGCGCTTTTGAGCTATTTCGACACAAGAAGAGTAATTACGAGGTTTATATTTATATATATAACGATAAGCTTCATCTCCACTTTCTTTAATTGGATCTATAGCTGTTGAAAACCAATATTTTGATACTAAATGATTAGCTGGACACCCATACAAAGCTTGTAGGGTAGAGGATTTACCTGAGCCATTAGGACCAACTAAAACAGTAAAAGGGAAATCAAAATTGATTGTTGATCCTTTTTTCAATTTTTTGAAAAAAGGGAATCTAATTTGTTGTATATAATTATTAAAACTTGCAATACTACGTTTTTTTAAAGCATCAATCTGAATATGCATGTTAAAGGTATCTAGTTATAGCGACATAAGACAATTCTAACCGATATGGTACATTGTAGTAAATAATAAAGACTAGATTCCTTCGTCATTTATAGCTTGTGAACTGCTTTATATCTATTTGAAATATTTAATTTATCATAATAGATACATATTAATCACAACCAACCAAAGCCTTTAGCCATTAAACTTGCTAAACCTAGAGCTGCAAAAATCAGAGCGCCAAACAATGTACGAAAATCAGTACGTTGATTATTACGCAATTCTTTAATGTCGGTTTTTATGTCGCTAATATCAGATCTGATATGGTTAACATCAGATTCTAATTTTGCTACTCGTGCTTCCAAATCACGGCCTCCGTTATCACTCCCTCTTTTTTGTCCAAAATGGGAAGTGGGAAATGAATGAATATTATTCATTATACATCTTCCTTATTAAAAAAGGTTAATACAGGATGAATTGCAATATGTGAGATATACCCACAGTTCCCGCACATTAGAGGGATTATAGGGCTTGTACCTAATTCAAAATTTAACGTTCCCCATGCATCAAGAGCCTTCAATTCTGTAAAGACTAACTTTCGTTCTGGTGAATTATCAACTAACACTGTTGGGTGCTGTTTTGAGTTACATAGTTGGCAAGGGTTAGGGTTTAATTGCTCGATGTATTTAGAAACATCAACAGCGGTTAAATCTTCAATACTTTTCATCACTCTTTCCCCATCAGCATCGCTACACGACCAATTACCTTAATATCGTCTTCTGCGACATTGATAGTAGAGCCATTAAAACTGATTGCTAACTTCTTACCCGGTAGACGTTGTAGTTCGTTGATCGAGAACGAACCATCCATATCAATTAAATACTTTCCTGACGTTGCATGTGTAGATTCTTTATCAATAAGCAGTCTTTGAGAGTCTTCTTTTACTAAAATTATATTTTCACTTTCTAACTCTTCACTGATGCTCTTATCTAAAACAAATGAGTTTGTTTCTTCTAAGGTTCCTGAGCGTAATCTAAAGCTTTCAATTGATGTTGCATTTGCAACTTTGGATTCTTCGCTTTCAGGAAAAGCATCGCCAATTCCTAATGCAAGCCACTTCATAGACGCACCAGTCTCTAAATGAATGCGAATTAGCACTTCAAAAGGAGTCATATTGCGTGTATTCCATGTCGATATTGTAGATCTTGGTACGCCAATGACGTCAGCGAGAGCTAATAAATCCCTACTTTTCGTCACGTTTTTTAAATTCTCTACGACATCTCGACCATTTAAATAGTCTGGAGCTTCAATTTTAGCTTGCATAAGTTGCATTCTCGATCTAAAGTTGCATTATCAACTCTGGCGGAGTTGTACGGTTGCAAACAAAGTTAAACAATTCGATAACCACAAAGGATACCACCATGTTGTCATTTCAAATAGTTATTCCTGCTCCATTTATGACGTTAGATGAATATTCTCGTCATTCCGGTATGCCAAAACGCACTCTTAAAGATTGGGCTGCACAAGGTAAATTGATCCTTAAAAAGAAAGCCTTACCTAAAGAAACCCCATTAGTAAACGTAATTGCAATGCAAGAGCTTGCTACTCGTGAAGCTCTTAGCTACTTGGGTTAGCGCTATGGCTAACCAATCAAACCACAATGAACCAACAATATTGGAAATCATCGTTGCAATTGTGGTTCTGGTTTCCCTTGGTTTTGTCATTTGAGTATCGGACAGGTAGAGGAATAGCTCAATGTGCGATTTACGTGAGCCTAAACAAAATGCTTTTGACAATGCATGTTACGCATTTGCAGATTCGGAAAACATGGAACAAGTAGCAAAGCGGTGTGGAATAAACCCAACGATGCTACGAAACAAGTTAAACCCTGAACAACCACATAAGTTAACAGTAGGGGATTTAACCGCGATTACGGAAGCAAGCGGTAATTACTGCATCATTAATAGTCTTTTGCTTAGTCTCAATATGGTTGGCGCAAAAGTCGACCTAAATGCAAACCAAGAAACCTTAATTAAACGAGCTTTAGAAAATAGTGTTCATGCCGGTGATTTATCTCGCCTTGTATTAGGGAACGGTGGCGAAATTCGTTTGCCACGTTCTAAGCGTAATGAGCTGTTAGACAAAGCACACAAAAGCGTTAGTAACTTAGTGTTGCTAATGAATGACCTTGAAAATAAAACATCCGGCTTATCACCGTTTTTATCTATGAGTTTAGATTTCGTTGTAAACGGCGCACCAATACCGGGTTTATCGTGAGGAACAAATCATGGATTAGTTAGCACAAGCATCAAATTCAGCACCATCCGCAAAACATAGCATTGAAGCGTGTAAGGCTCTTTTCTCTAAATATGAATTTTATGATGATAAATGATCGTTAGTATGAGGTAATATGGCTAACATAATCCAACGCTCGGATGGAATGATTGAAATTAACGATAGTAAGTATTCATTCAAGAAGATATGTTTGTTGAATTCGCTAAACAGTTCTATAAGGAAAATCGCCATGCTTATTAAAAATTTCAAACAAGTATCAAGTTTTAAACTTAAACGCCCAAATGAGAATGTAACGTTCTTTTTGAATCAAGCGATTGAATGGCATGAAGAAGGGTTTACAGCGGCAGAAATGGCAGAAATGATGTTTAAATATCAATTGTATTCAGGTAAAGGTTATGAACATATTCGGTCGAGTATTTATAAAATGGCAGAGCGATATTGTAATGAGTTTGATGATAGAAAATCAATTGTAGAGCCTAAAAAGTCAAAGAGATTTCGACTTAAATCAGATTTCTTTTAATATCATACGCAGTAAATTAGACTTATTTAACCTTAGTTTACAGTGAAGACAATCTGGAACTAAATACGACATGTATTTTTGGAATGAAAAATAAAATAGGGGAATGAACCTACAGAGATAGGTTCATCGTATTAATTTACGCACTAGTTGTTGTAATACCTTTCGCCATCAATCACCCAGCTGGCAATGACGTTCATGTCTTTTATTTCAATTTTAATCTCTGTCATGTTTCTGGCGCCTTTACCGATTAAATCTGAGTAAAGTTGCTCAGCTTCTCTTTCCGCTGTTGCTTGGCCTGCAGATCCCAATCCTTCAGGTATTTCGTATATAAACTCTGGTTTCAT